ATCAAGCCTACCCATTGCGCATATCTCTACGGCTACCTCATCGTAAACGACGCAGGTACCGACGCGTTCTATACTTCCTATCAGTACCCGTTCGAAATCGAGGATACACAGGACGCTTCGTTCTACGCGATGCGCAACAACTTCATTACCTGGTGGATGGGACTCGACGACGCTACCAAGGAACAGTACAAGGCAGGAGAAATCCAGGATGCGTATTACGACCTCTACAAGGATTTCATCGACGGTACTGCTGACGATACTCCTGAGAAATACGACGTATTCCGTGTCCAGACAGTAGAATTCGCGGATTACGGTTTCATTACCTATTCCGAATGGTGTCCGGACAATACCATCGCTCTTTGCTCCAACGGCTCCAAACTGTACACTTTCGGCGAACGTTCCTGGCAGGTATTCAGTTATAACGACGACATGAATAACCCGTTCAGCTCGCCGGACAACGCCGCCGGTAATATCGGTATCAAGGCTCCGAACTCTCTGGCAATGTTGGGCAATACGGTTCTCTGGTTAGGAAGTTCTGACATCGGCGACAACGGCGTGTTCATGATTTCCGATACTACAATCAAGCGTATTTCGACGCAGGACATCGAACGCGAGATTACGCAGATAGTCAATCCGGAGAACGCATACAGTTCTATCTGGCAGGAACACCAGCACGTGTTCTACTCGATTACTTTCGAGGATTCCAAGAAGACCTTCGTATACGACGTCACGGAAGACGCATGGCATTACCGTGCCAGTTACGACAAGAACAACCGTCTGACATACTGGCGCTACAATAACGCTACATTCGCATACGGCAAGATTTACGTAGGTACGCCTACTGCCCTCTGCTACATGGATGAGAACAAGTACACGGAACATGACGGTCGCCCGATCTACAAGATGAGACGTGGTGGCGTGTTGACTTCAAATAACCAGCCGTTCTATATCGACGACATGAGACTCATCATCAACAACGGCCAGCACAGTTTCAACGACCAGTACGACAACCTCGAGGCCAATCCTCGTGTCTCGGTCAGGTACAGCTGGGACGGTTCTACATGGTCCGATTATGAAGACAGCTATATGGGCAAGATTGGCCAGTACGATTACGAGACTAATATCTTCGGATGCGGCATGGGCAGGTTCTTCACTCTCGAAATCTCCACTACGGAGAATATCCCGATGAGTATCGAGAACCTTCAGATTTCATGGAGTCCTTGTTCCACATTCTAAGGAGATTTATGAACAATATCGACATAAAGATAGTCAGATACGACTCAAGTAACAAGAATATCGAGGCCCTAAAGGGTCAGTACGGCCAGCTCGGACAGAAACTGGCCACTTTCACCGTATTGAAGAACGTACTCATCATCAACCTCATGTCCGGGGCCAAATACGACAACGTGAAGCTTCCGGAAGTATATGACGGTTTCATTCAGCTTTCTAACGGCGAAAGAATACAGGTCAAGGACAGCACTTTGACCTGTAACTTGGCTAGTAACGTTAACGGATTCGGTGTTCTTGTATTGAAGAAGTGGAATTAAAGGAACTAATTATTCTGTTATGAAGTGGTTAGAGTTGAAACCTGAAATGTTACAAGGGCGCAGTATAGTTGCAATATCAGATACTGGCCTTATGAAACGTCATAACGGAATTATAGAACCTATACCGTATAGACAGAATGTTACTGTCAATGGTAAGAAAGTACGAGCATATAGACTTATTGCCGAACATTTCATACCTAAGACTGAAGAAGATATTAAGCTCGGTAGGGACTGTGTTGACCATATTACACATGAACCTACCGCTATGAATATCAATGACATACGCAATCTTCGCTGGTGCACTTACAAGGAGAATAACAACTTTGACGAGGCTAAATCGAATCAATATAAAGCACAGCGCAATCGTAACGAAGATTGGTGTAAACGAATTTCAATAGGTAAGAAAGGGAAGCCTACATGGAATAAAGGGCTGCGTGGAGACGAATACCTTTCTCACTTTAGACTTGGTAGAACCTACAATAGTTCATTGGATAGCCCTTTAGGAGGATAACTCTATCATTCCGTTAATTATCGCAGGAGCCGCTGCAGCGGCCGCAGGACAGATAGGTGGTGCTGCTATCTCGGGTTACTGGTCCAACGAGGCCGCAAAGAGGGAAGCCGAGGCACGTGCAAACGCCGCAGCCCAGCTTCGTCAACAGGGTCAGATTACGGATGCCCAGTACAACCAGCTCATCAGTCAGATTAACCAGTATTACAACACTCGAGGTTCGCTTGGAACACAGGCGGACGTAAACGCATATAAGCAGGCTATCGCCGGTTACAACCCGAACGATTACGTAGCTGACATCGGTAATTTCGATGACCAATATAATAAGACCAAGGAAGACTTCATCAACCCTTACTATTCCGCCATTATCGGCGATACGGCTAACGCAATTCAACATACGGCCGCCGGCGCCGGTCTAGGAAGAGGTACGGGAGCCGCATTGAATATCGCCAAGGGAGTTTCCGAGAAATCCGACGAACTCTACCGTACGGCAATGCAGGATTACCAGAATGACCGCAGCTTCGAATACCAGAAGTATGCAGACGCAATCAAGAACAACCAGAACCGTCTCAACGCTTTGAATTCGGCTACACAGTACAAGATCGGTCTCCAGGGTAATCTCGCTTCCAACTACTACGATACAATGGACGCTCGTCAGTCGGATTTGATGGCTGCACAACAGGATAAACTCAATGCGCAGGTCGGTTACGCTTCGGCTATGGCAGGTCTGTACTAATAGGAGGAATCATGGCAGGTATTTATCAAAGAGACAATATCAACTACGGCGGAATGCTCGGCAACGCAATGCGCGAACGTGCAAACCAGATTCAACGCGATTACGAGAACTACATGAAGCAGCCGCAGGCTTGGGCCAACGCGGTACAGAATACTGGTCAGATTGTCCAGAATGCGTTCAACCAGGCGGCTCAGTACCAGTACAACAAGGACCAGCTCGCAGCACAGCAACAGTTCCAGAGCGAACAGAACGCCAAGAATCTTGCTGAACAGCTTAACCGTGCACGCGAACAGCAGAAGTGGCAGGCTGAACAGAACAGGCTTCAGCGTGAATCTACAGAGAAGATTGCCGGTCTTAACCGTCAGAATACTGTAGAAGAACGCGCTGCACAGAACGTTATGAATTATCAGAATGCTGTAGCCCTTCAGTCTTATGCAGAACAGAATCTGAAGAACGTAAAGCCGGGTTCACCTGAATGGTTCATGGCTCAACGTGACTTGCAATATGCAAAGAACAAGGTTGAATACTACGGCGGTCTAGTTGACGAGAAGCTTCGTATGCCGGCAATGCCTGCAGGTACAAAGGAAGATCCTTTCGTTATCAGCGGTCCTGAAGCTGAAGAAGCCCTCATGAACGAGAACTGGAGCACTGAAGAACCGGAAACCGAATGGCAACGTACTGAACGACATAAGAGATTCAACGAACGTCTGAAGACTCCAAAGAATCAATATACAGATGCCATTAAGAAACAGCTTCTTGAAGATGCTAAAGACGAAGACGATTTGATTACTAAGGTAAACAATCTCGGTAAGACAGTCGAAGAACGTCGTGCCGGTGCTGCCGCAGCATTGAGGAAAGCTGATGATGCTTTCCAGAAGATGTCAGATGCAGAGCAGGACATTTATCTTGAACAGCATCCGAAGATGAAAGTAGTAAACGGACATCTAGCCTACAAATAAGAGGTAATAAATGGCCAGTAAGATTAAAGAAACATTATTAAAGGAAATACGTGACCAAATCAACCGTTACGAGAAGGGCAATATGAAACGTGCCCTTCTTGACGGTCTTTATACCAAGATTAAGGGTTACGAAGACGACCGCGATATTGTAAATACTGTTTGGGCCAACCGTGATTTGCCGCTCCGTATGTTTACCGAACCTGAACTCAAGCGTATGCCAGGTTTCAGCAATATTATAGTCGGCGAACGCTATGACAAGAAGATTGATTACGACAAGACTTTCGGTAAAGATTGGTATAAGAATACTGCCAATATTCCGTATAACCAGGTTGCAATCGTTGCAGCAAAGCAAGGTCGCGAACCAAGACAGGTTATCCAGGAAATGACTGACGAGGCTATCAGGAGAAACCGTTATGACGCGGCTCATGAAGGTGTACTCGGTACGGTCATGCCGTTCGTTGCAAAGAGGACTCAGGAAGCTATTGAACGCGGTGAAGAACCTCAACTGAAAGATTATGGTCTCGATTTGCTCCAGACCGGTCTCGAAGCTACTCCTTACGGCCGTGCAGCGAAGTTCATAGCCAATCCGGCTGGCAAATTTATTGTAGGCAGAATTCTATCAAATTCTATGGCTCCGGTTCTTACTGAAGTCGCTGACGCTGCCGCATATGACAGTACGAATACTTATGGTCGAGGTGATTTCAGTAAGGCTGACGTAGGTTCTGGTATTATTACGAATATGCTTGGTGAAGGTTTCTTGAGAACCGGCGGTGCAGTTCTAAATAAAGTTACAGGTGGTAAGACTGGTACACGTCTTATGAACTTAGGCGAAGGCAAGTCTGCACAGGAAGCACGTAAAGAAACATTCTCCAATATTAATAACGACTTGACATTAATCAAGGATAAGGAACGTATCGGTAAGAATATCGGAGATATTGATAAACAGGTAACAAATCCTGAAATGATGGATTTCCTCAGAAGCGAAGCAATCGATTACTACGATAATGCTGATATTTATGCTACCCGTGAAACTATCTTGAAGAAGCTCAAGGGAATGTATAACGAGAAAGGTAAGAAAGTAAGTTCAAAGGCCGGTCTTTCTGACGAGGATATTCGTTTCATGCAGAAGGATCCGGTTCTGAGCAAGTATATCGGTGCAGAAGTCGGTTATTCCAGGTTGCCTTCTGAATCTCAATTACGTAATGAAGAAGCATTCAAGAATCTAATTACTAATAAGCTTGGCGGTTATCAACAGGAACAAGGCAAGGCCTTTACACGTATACCGTTCGGAATCGGTCCTAAGATTCAGAAATGGTATGATGACCAGGCTGCTGAAGAACTTGAAAGAGCAGAAGAAGAACGAATATACAATATGTATAAGCTTAACTTACTCGGAGGCAATTAATGAGAAACTGGGACACATGGAATCGATACCTCGACAATAACAACAAGCCGCTCAAGGGCTGCGTGATGTTCAACGTCAAGGATGGGAATACTGTAGCTCCCATCTTTGATTCCGACAATACTCCCCTTGATAATCCGCAGATTACGGACATTTATGGCCGTACTGAACACCAGGTATTCATCGATACCGACGTGGTGGCTTATTTCTATAAGTATATCGGAACCGGCGACTTCACGTCCATCCGTTCCCAGGACATCGACATCAACGACGATACGTTGTGGTCTCTCCAGTATACTTCCGAGAATATCAACGACATACTCAAGCATATCAGTTCCGATGCGGCTACGTGCGTAGGTAGTATCGAAGAACTTCGAGCTATCGAAATCGATAAAGTTCCTGAAGTTTGTGGTCAGAAGATTATCACTCTGTTAGGTTACAATCAGCCAGGTGACAAGGAGCCGATTAACTATATTTGGAACCCCAGCCTAACGGATAACGACGACAACGGTGCGATAATTCAGGGTCCTGAACTTACCGGTCGTTGGGTCATGGTCAAACCGACAGAACACTGCGATTCCCGACATTACGGTATATTCCCTCAGAATACTACGAACTTCACGGGAAATACTCAGAGAATCGAACAGTGGATTGCTTACTGTAATTCCGTAAATATCCGTCCGTACTTCTCGGCCAACGGTGACTACAAGTTCTACAAGTACAACAACCTCAGCTTCACAATCCCGTTCGTGGATATAGCCAAGGACGTAACGTTCCTCGATACCGGTACTTCCAATATCTGGACTACCGAATTCAACGGCGATCCTCTATTCTACAACCACTCTACCAACTTGAATTCCAAGGAAGTGAAGACCTCCTGGGGCGCGTACATGTTCATCAACCCGCGTCATGTCAATATTGACAGCGACGAGTTCCTCTTCCAGACCAACTACGCGAACTGCGAAGTGGATTTGAACGTGCCTACCAACAAGGTGCTCGCGTTCTCTAACTGTACCGTTAACCTCAATAAGTCTCTCGGAAGCATTTCCGCGTTTACCAACTGCATCATCAATTCAAAGAATATGATTACGGCAGGCTGTTATTTCGTAAACTGCCAGCTTACTGAAGACATGTTCTACGGTTCTCCGTATATCCACGTAGACGGTAACTGCATCGCCGATTTCGATGACTTCGAACACAAGGAACTGATGTGGCTACGTATCAAGGAACAACAGGTACAGGTCAACTATGACTGGAAGGGTAGACTCACTCAGCAGAATCCGTGGGAGAACGTGGTAGATTCCGACAGATGGCTCATCAACTACAAGTCTACAAACGCAGACGCCGTATTGAAGGAATCCGACAATCCTCATACTTACTATATCGAGAACTGTGCCGGTGCGATTACTCTTCAGGGTAAGGCTGCAAACACTTATATCTTCAAGAACTGCGAAATGATAGTCAAGTTCGCCGCAGGTTTCAACAGCGGTGCTTCTATCCGTCTCCAGGATTCTACAATCAACGTAACCCAGGATCGTATTGCTCTTGCAAACCTCAACTGTCAGGGTGCAAACCTCATCGGTAACGGTAGTTTCGATGTCGAACACGCATATCTCTACAATACGGTACAGAACGTGCCGGTTTATTGCGGATATGCTGACGTCAAGGACTGTAACATCGGTAATATTATCCAGGTTTACGGTATCGACCAGGAAGAAGAAATCACGGTAGATACTGACCCTGCCGCAACTGGTACTCACACGGTCTATCACGTACACCGCATCGTCGCAGGTAACTTCGTGAACAACTTTGTCGCAAACCAGATTCAAATCGGAACTATTGATTCTCAGGACCCACATATCACTACTGTCGACCTGGTTCGCGGACTCAGTATCGTAGACAACGTTGGTCTCTATTCGGATCCTATCAAGGTCAACCGTTCGCTTTCCAGCCAGTACGACAACTACAACGTATATACTTACAAGGGTAATACCGGAACTATGGCGTTCAATAACGCTGTTAACGCTCCAGTCCAGTACCCTGTAACTACTTCCGCCGTATGCCCTATTACCGGCAACACCGGTGCATATATCTATACAGTGGACGACAACTATTCGGCTGGTCAGGCTAGGTTCTTTACTATCGGTACTATCAACGTAAATGTAAAGGCAAACGTTATAGTAAATACCATGGCTAGAGGCCTAGGTGCTTCTGGTGGTCTTACTATATTCCTTATGGACAGCGTAGCATCCGGTTCTAACTATCCGTCATTCAAGAAGAATTCGAGTGACCAGTTTATGTGGGATTTGAAGAATATTCCGCTTTGCGCTGGCCTGTTCGACTTCCAGCTGTCCGGCGATACACTTTATTTCGAACTGGACCAAATCTAATTATTGTCATAAGAGGTTCAAATGGAAGAACGTGAAATTATAAATAACTGCAATTCGTTTCTCTACAAGTCGGACGCGCGTTATAACTTCGTAATCAACCGCGCCCTCGAAGACTTGCAGACATATTCCGGAGACTTCTGGAATGACAAATTCAGGAAGAAATACAGACGTAACAAGAAGAGACTCAACCTGAGCCTTAACAACTGGAACGTACTCTGCAACGCTATCGCCAGCCCGGTTTCTAACAGCCCGTGGCATACGGAACTGGTCGACAAGACTGAAGGGCTCGAACAGATTCAGGAAATGATTGACGAAATCGAGGCCGATAACGATTCCAAGTCAGCAATGGTCGACGCGTTCCGAAAGGCGTGTCTCACCGGTTACGGTTATATGGTGGTAACTACCGTGGCCGACGAGTTTACGGGTCAGCCGAAGGTCGTAATCGAATCCGCATCGCGTATCAACGCTGTCGCATTCGACCCGATGATTTCTACGGTAGACGGTAGCGACGCCGAAGAAGGTGCAATCCTCAACTTCATCCCTACCAAGAAGGCAAAGAGACTCTACGGAGACGACGTAGTTCCGATGACATATCCT